GCAAAGCCAGCTTCTATGGTCGCTTTTGTTCGCCACCTTCAATCATCTCATCCCAGAGATTTTGAGAAGGTTCCCTTCATTTGTCCATTTTGTCAGAAGCAAGGTTTCCTCGCCAATTGGTCAGAACACAATGCGGAATGTAAGATGTTCGATAAACTCGAATGTCCTACATGCCGCGTTGTGGTCTCTGATGGCGAAAAACTCCGGAACCACATTTCCAACGCTCACCCTGCTCTCAAGCTGGGCATTCCTTTGCCTCGCTCTCCGCCTTTGGGTTTTCGCAATAAGATCTCGACAATAGGACAGCCGTCCCGTTCTTCAGATCTTTCCCTTCAAATGTTCCAGATCCCCCAAGCCATCATCAACATCGGAGATGCTGCCAAGAGACTCGGAGATATTCTACCAAATGATAATCTCCAAGAGACCCTTGACAACCTCTCCGGTGCTGCCATCAATTCTTCGATGTGCATGACTGATGCCTTTTCTGGATTTTCCAACGCCACCCAAGAACTTGCTTCTGCTGCCACGGCTTCATCGCTAGGTATGAACGAAGCGTTCCTTGGGATCAATCACGCCACCGCCAAACTTGCTACTGCTACTGATCGAATTTCTGGAATCGCTCCAAACATTTCCGACTTCTTTGACAGCGGGAAAGCCACCTTTGATAAGATGAATGAACTCTTCTCATCCCTCCAAGGTGTCTTTTCTGCTGCCAAAGCAAACAGTCGCATCGATAGAGACGATCTGAAAAATCGGACCCGAATCTTTGCCGCTGCTGCCCGTGCAGTCAGAGACAAAGATTGGGAACCGATTTTCTCGGAGATCTTTCTTGAAATGTTCGACCGATTCACACTGGTTGATCCAATGCTCATGACAGTAGCCCTCAAAGCTATTCTCATGGTCATTTCACCAACCTCGCGAATGCACTCGATCCTCACTTCCACGATTCTGGCACGATCTTCTATCTTCATTGAGAAGGTCATCCCAGACTCGTGGAAGGAAATGTTTGGCTCCATGTTCCAAGGAGCCGAAGATGACACCATCTCCTTTGGCAAAGCTATTCTTTTGCTTTTCGCCTTTGGAGGTGTTGTCCTCTCCGGTCTCCAAACACCCACTGCCTTCTTCAGAGATTTTGGAAAGAACTTTACTTTTCTGAACTTCGCAAGATCTGCTGCTTCCCTTTCTATTTTGGTTGATTCTATCAATCAACTCAGAAAGTGGATCCAGGAGAAATTCTTCGGACGTTCAGTTTGGGAAGGTTATGACTGGCTTCTCAAGAATCGCGAAATGATCGGCGGCTTTCAAGCCGACTATTTCGAGTTTCTTGAGTTCTCACTCAACAAAATCCTGAACTCCTCACTCCTTCGCTCACGCGCCATCAAGCTCGGCGAAACAGCGAAAATGATCGCGTCGAACTTGGCCAAGATTAAGGTTGGTTCGAATGAAATTACTGCTCTCACCAAACAGACAGAGTTCTTCATTCAACTAGCCAAACAATCTCGCCAAGTTCCATTCGGTCTTGTTCGCTCTCGCCCAGTCGTTGTCACCCTCCAAGGCGCCTCGCAATGTGGAAAGACTTTTCTGGCGACCACCGCACTACCCCATTACCTAAATGAGTTAATGCGATGGCCGGCAGAGCCTGTCTTCATGGTTTCTTCAGCAACTGAAGATTTCATGTCAGGTTACAGCCAACAGATGATCACCATGATCGACGATCTGTTGCAGATGAAGGAAGGAAAAGATCTGACTGGATTTGTTAACATGATTGGAAACGCTCCGTACAGAGTCAATATGGCCGCCCTCGAAGAAAAAGGAACCCAATTCCTTTCCGAGGTCGTCATTGCGACTATGAACGCAGCGCATCCAAAAGTGGACAAATTTGTCAATCATCCTCCCGCCATCTACAACAGACTTTACGACTTTTACTTTCACGTCGTCGCGAAAGAACCCTACAACCTAGGGGGACGTCTCGACACCGATAAAGTAATAGCCGAAAAGCTCGCCTCTCCTGATGACTATCTTGACTTCTACCGCCAAACCTACGTCAACGAAGTTCGCGTCCCGCCAGTGCGAGACCAGTTGGCAGGTGAGAAAGTTTCCTTCTTTCAGATTGTTGCGCTCATCGCGCAAGATGTCATGAAACAAGAAATGATCGCCAAGAAATTGAATGCGGAGGCGGAAAATAAAACTTCCTCCTTCCCAGAATTTCCTGACGGTCTTCTCCCTGACGACTGGTCCACGCACTTCCAGGCTCGTTCTGAAGATCAGAACCGCGCCCTTCGAATCAATCAGATCATCAAAGCTCTAGCGAAAGTTAGAGATGGTGTTCTGACTGAGAATCCAAACAAGCTCTATCAAGACATTCAATGGCTAATCACAGAAGATTACTCAGACAATGTCTTGATGGGGCTTGATTGGAACGTCGTTTTTGGCGAAACCTGCTATGGCAAGACTCTCTACCTTCACGAATCACAAGACGCTGCATTTCTAGCAGCACAACCATCAATGACGAAGAACGGACCTGTCAATGGCCCCCGAACGAAATTTTGGCACAACTACTGGTCCTGTGCAGCGCACATCCAGACTTATGTCAAAATTTCGCTCGGAGGCCAAAACTCCGGCAACCCTGCCTATGATTTCATCTGGAGATCATGGCGACGAGCCTCCCAGACCTACTACAGTTGGTTCTATTCCTATCCCATCTTGATGAACTTCTTGAAGTGGTATGCCCTCGGCATTGCCCTCCAAATCGTTATTCAAGGTGGAATAGGAATTTCCAACTGGTGGAACCTCGACCCCACCCGTGAACTTCTCTCTGAAGAAGAACCGGATCCGACCGAGTCCCAGAAGCAGGCGGACCAGGATAATCTGCTTGGCGAGTTCTTCACCTCTGAAGCACAAGCTAGCTGGTACAATTCTGGTTCCCCTACTTCTGGAACCAAAGGCAAAGTGCACGTTGCACGCCCTTCTGGAGTCAAGAAAGGAGTCGGAAAGAAAACCGAACAATCAGACATCCCACTCATGTTTCCTCTTGTAAAGGGAAACACAGTGAGGCTGACTGCTTGCGGCTTTTCGATCCGGGCCCTTGGTTGGAAAAAGGACATCCTTATTATCAACCGCCATTTCATGGCCATGATCCCCGAGGGAGCAACCATCACTATGGAGCGCTGGACACCAAACACCGCTACTGCTCGCCTTGAGTCTTTCCCGATCAAGTACCATGTGGCTGACACCGTCGATTTCATTTATGAAGACGACCAGCCCATGGACCTTGTTCTGTGGAAGACCGGTTGGAAGACTGGAACTTTCAAAGACATCTCGAACCACTTCCTTCGTGAAGAGGACCTTGATAGAGTCACTGGACAGGATGGTTACCGCATCTCCGATGTGATCACCAACTTTTCCAACTTTGCCTACACTGAATCGGAACTCCCATTCAATCCGGCAACGATGACCTCTACCAAGATCCCCCTCGCGATCGTCGCTCGTGGTGGTGGAGAAAGAGGAATCTGTGGATCCCCCTGGGTTGTCACCAACCCAGTTTTCTTTGGGAACCTCGGCAAAATCTGCGGGATCCATGCCTTCGGTGGTAAGGGAATAGCTGGCGCTGTTCCTATTACCATCGAAGCCCTGGAATCCGTCGAAACCGGCTTCACAGAACCTTCTTTCCAACCATCAGAAGTTACACTTCAGATGACCGTTGATGAAGACGCTGACACCGCCCTGCTCTACCACGATTTTCACGGAAGAGTCTCAGCCACCGAAG